AGAAATAATGGCTAAGAAAACAATATCAGAAATAAGAGAAGAACCGGGTATGTCTAACGCTGGTAAATACAAAAATGTAGCTAAAGGAGATTTTTGTGGACCCAAAGGAACATATCCAGTTAACACACTAAAAAGAGCTAAATCAGCTTTAAAACTAGCTCACAATGCTGAAAATCCTGAGTCGATTAAAGCTTGTGTGTATAGAAAATATCCTCAACTAAAAGAGGGTAATGCAATATCACGTAGAAAAAAGAAATAATTATGGAAACAATAAAACAAATAGTTAATCATCCATTATCTAAAGCTGTTTTAGCTGTCGTAATAGGATCTATGTTATTAATTGAATCACATCCAATGTATGCTGGTATAGCTTTTGGATATGCACTTAGAGAAGTGTTTTTAGCTTTTAAATCTAATTAAAAATAACTATAATAAAATGGAATCAAATAAATCAAAAGGTCTAGGAGACTCAATAGAAAAATTTACAACAGCAACAGGTATAAAAAAATTAGCAGATAAAATACCCGGAGGTTGTGGATGTAAATCAAGAAAAGAAAAATTAAACCAAATGTTCCCATACAATAATGGCGAAAACAAAAAAGAAATTTAAAGAAACTAAAGTAGGTGTGTTTTTAAAAGAAAAAGCACCTAACATATTGGACACTATAGGAGAATTTTTACCAGATCAAGGTGGACTTGGTATTGTAAAAAATCTAATATCAAGTGATACTAGTATTGAGCCCAAAGATAAAGAAATGGCTCTCAAACTATTAGATCAAGATATAGCAGAAATGAATAATATTTCTACTAGGTGGTCAAGTGATATGAAAAGCGATTCATGGTTGAGTAAAAATACTCGACCTATGACACTTATATTTCTTACTTTAGCAATGACAATATTTATAGTACTGGATTCAACAATAGTATTAGAAATAAAAAACGGTTGGGTTTCTTTATTAGAAGCTTTACTACTTACAGTATATGTAGCATACTTTGGTAGCAGAGGTGCAGAAAAAATTACAAAAATAAGAAAATAAATAAAAATGAGTGTAATAGGATTAACACATAAACAGCCAAGAGTATTTGCTCATGATGCGGTATCATTAAAAGATTTACCAAGTTGTGCATATAATAGAGTAGATCAAATATTACTAAATGTTAATGGTAATATTGGTTCTGGTTTTCAACAAGGCGAGCAGTACGTGGCTATAAACAACGATGGAAGTGAGTCACTAATAGTTGAAATAACTAATATAGATGCTAATGGCGGTATACTTACTTTAACTATTATAAATAAAAACTGTACTAACACAAATCTAAGAGTTGGAGATAAATTATCTGTAGTATGGGGTAAAAAAGGTAATCAAGCTATAGATGCTGGTTCAACTGCTGTTGACTTTATAGAAATTGTTAGTTTTCAAGCTAATGGGGACTGGGATTACGGCTGTCCCATAACACCAATTAGAACTCCTTACACTTCATCTCCTTCATGGAAAAATTTAATAACACTTGATTGTGGTACTTGCGAATATAAGGTGAAAGCTAGTGGTGCTGGAATTTATGTAGGATATGATTTAGCTCAATTAACGGTTGTTATGGAAAGTGGAAGTTTAACAACTTGGACAAACGTTCCAGCTGGTAGTTTTATGCCAGTAGCTGTTTTAACTGTATGTGAAGCTGTAGCTGCAGGTCCTGTAATAGATGCCCCAACTTCTGAAGAATTAAAAGATTACATTTTAGCATTGTTTTAAGATGTCTGGTATATTAAGTAATAAAAATACTATACCTGCTGTAGGAACATCAGGAGGAGTTTTTGGAGCTAACATTAGGCCTGTGGTAATAGGAATTATACAAGAAAACGCAGCGTATCCTTTTTATATGTTATGTGAAGATCAAGCTAATGAAGATTTTATAATACAAGAATAATGGCGAATAGAAAAATATCACAATTTATAACAACAACAGATATAACCACTGTTCAAGGACTTGCTGGTTATGATGCTACTACTAATGTTCAAATTAGTGGATCAGCTTTAATAACTTCTTTAGAAGCTAATTTATATAAGCCATTTGGTAACAATGGAGATGTATTAACAATAGTCGCAGGTGTTCCTGCTTGGGCAGCTCCCGGCGCTGGTGGTAATGCTACTATGGCAGATGTTTATGTCAACTCTGTTGCAGCTACACCAGGTATAATTGCAGCAACTGATAACGGTGCTGATTTACAATTACAAAATAGTGAAATAACTTTTACGGCAGGTGCTAAAGGTAAATTTGAATCTGACAATGCTTTAACATTAGAGTCATTAGGTGATGAAGCTTTTTTAAAAGGTGACACAGGAGTTCAATTAGTATCTGGAACAGGTATAACACTTGAATCTGATTCTGGAAACAATCAACATCAATTTATTTTTGATGTTAATGGTGGTATACAAGTAGCTGCTTCTAATGGCCTTGTTAATGAAGTTATGCTTTCTAACGGTCCAGGAAATACTGTTGAGTGGGGGAAAATAAACTTAACACAGACTAATACAAGCGTAAGTGGAGTATTAAGTGTTCAAAATGGTGGTACAGGTGTTGGTAGTCTAAGTGACGGACGATTAGTAGTAGGAGGAAACACTAATGCTTTATCAACTATCACTAGTGATGGCAAAGGTAAACTAGTTGTAGGTAGAACAGTTGGTGTTGTTGATTCTACTGGTATAATACCCGTCGGTGCTGATGGACAAGTATTAACAGCCGATAGCACTGTTGCTGAGTACGGTGTTAAGTGGGCAACTCCCGCTGCTGGTGGTGGTGATTTACAAAGCGTTTTAGACGCAGGAAATAGTGCTGATAATGATCCCGCAGCAGTTCCACCTACGGTAGGTACAATAGATTTAACAAACCCTGGTGGAGCGGATGTTACATATGGTCCAGGAGGTATAAAAAATAATTCAAATCTATCATACAGAATTAATGCAGATCAAGGAACTTTAGACCTAGACTCAAGTGCTGATGTTACAGTAGATGCTGTAGACAATGTGGAAATAACCTCTTCTGATGCTAATGTGGTAGTAACATCTGATTTAGCTGAGGTGCAGATAAAAGCTGAAGAACAAATAGTTTTAGAAGCAGGACTTGCTGCTCCCGGTCAACAGATAATTTACGACAACGGTGGAAGTTTATCAATTAATGGTATAACAGGAAATGCTGGAGATGTAATAACTTCTGGAGGTGCTGGACAACCTATAGAATGGGCGCCAGCGCTAAAACAAGTTGGTCAATTAACAGCTACAATGAGGGATTTAGGAGCTACTACCGCTAATGATGAATTTGCTCATTTTACTCCTGATTTGAACAGTATAAATACTAACTTTGGTGGAATTGCTATACCCGCTGATATAACTATCACTAAAATTCAAGCCAAATATTTAGGACTTACTGCGGATCCTATGGATACTAATGGAGCAGGAAACGAGTTTGCATTGTCTCTTGAGGAGATAGATAGTGGTGCAGCTATAGATACTGCAATTGCTGGAGAAATTACAGCATTGCTTACTACACCATCAGAATTAACTTATGACTTTTCAGACAATGGCACTTGGCCTTACAAAGAGTGGACAGGTTCAGTTAGTGCCACCGGAGGTAAAATACTACGGTTAAAACAAGTAAGAACAGCAGGAGCTGATTTTGCTGATCAAAGAGATGTATCTATTATAATTAGTTACGAATTCGATTAAAACATAAATTAAATTTAATAAAATGAATAAAATATCAGAAGAACATTTAAAAACAATCCAAGACCAACAAAAAAAATTAAATAATCTATTAAATCAAATAGGTTATGTATCTGCTCAAAAGCACGGTTTACTACACGAGTTTGGTCAAGTGAATAAAGAAGCAGAAGACTTTAAATCAGTGCTTGAGCAAGAGTATGGACAAATTAATATTAATGTAGACACGGGAGAATATACCGAGGTTGAAAATACAAAACCTGAATTAACAGTTGTAGAAGAGGATTAATTATGTCACGAATTATTAGAAAAATTAGCATAGGATCTGATTATAAAAATGAAGCAATGCATTACGCTGTAGGTCAAGAAGTCTACGGTGGGCATATAATTTCTGATATAATAGATAGTGAAGAAAAGGGAGAATATTTTATATATATAAAAAAAAACAATGAAATACTTCCTTGGAAAAAATTCAACAGTCAAATGGCTGTAGCTGTTGAATATGATCTGCAGTATGGCGAGTAGTTTATACGATTATATAGTAGAACCACTTGGAGAACGTTACAATAACGTTAAAAAAATAAATGGAAAATCTCTTATACTAAATACTAAAATAGAAACTTTCAAGAGTGTAAATAAAACAGCTAAAGTAATTAGTATTCCTAAGAATTATAAACTACCAATAAAGGTTGGAGATATAGTACATATACATCATAATGTATTTAGAAAATTCTACAACATGAAAGGTAAGAAACAAAACAGTAGATCTTATTTTAAGGATAATTTATATTTTTGTTCACCCGATCAAATATATATGTATGAAAGAAATAATGAAAGAAAAACATTTTTAGATAGGTGTTTTGTAAAACCTTTACTGTCAAAAAAATTGGGTGAAAAAACTATTCCAAATTTAGGAATTTTAAAGTATAGTAATAAAATGCTAGATTCTTTAGGAGTGAAAGAAGAAGACGTAGTAAGCTTTCCTAATCTTAGAGAGTGGGAATTTGAAATAGATAATGAAATATTATATTGTATGAAATCTAAAGATATACTTATTACACATGAACACCAAGGAGACGAAGAAGAATATAATCCAAGCGGGACAACTTGCTGTAAAGGAACTCATAAAAGTTGCAAAAGAACCGATAGTAGACACGGGAGAAGATGTAACTGCGGATCGTTTGAAGAATGCCGCTGCAACAAAAAAACTAGCAATATTTGACGCATTTGAAATACTTAATAGAATAGAAGAAGAAGAAAACTTATTAGAAGGAAAAACAAAAGAAGAAATAAAAGAAGAAAAAACTTTTAAAGGTTTTGCGGAAGGGAGAAGTAAATGAGTTACGAACAAACACTTTGGAAAGAAATAAAAGATGTTGTAAATCCTAAAATACTATCTAAACAAAATAGATATAAAAAATGGGAATATGGTTATAATCCTGATTATGACTTTATTGTAATTAGTAAAACTGGACAAATTGGACAGATCATTGAAATTCAAAACTTACGCATTGCTTTACCAGCAGAAAATGAACCTTTTAAACGAAGCAAAAATAAAAAGGAACAATACTGGGAAAAACAAGAATATCCCAAAGAATTAAGTAGAATTAAAAGTAGATTTGATTGGGAAGAATATCCTATAGATTTTAAAGAAAAGTGGTACGATTATATAGATGATGAATTTAAAAAAAGAGAAGAAGGGTATTGGTTTTATAACAATGGTAAGTCTACTTATATCACTGGTACTCATTACATGTACTTGCAATGGTCAAAAATTGATGTTGGAGCAGCTGATTATAGAGAAGCAAATAGACTCTTCTTTATATTCTGGGAAGCTTGTAAGGCAGATAGCAGATGTTATGGAATGTGCTACCTTAAAAACAGACGGAGTGGCTTTAGCTTCATGTCATCAGCCGAATTGGTTAACCAAGCAACAATATCTTCTGACGCTAGATTCGGCATACTTTCTAAAACTGGATCAGATGCTAAGAAAATGTTCACAGATAAAGTTGTCCCGATATCCGTTAACTATCCGTTTTTCTTCAAACCGATCCAAGATGGTATGGATCGTCCTAAAACCGAATTGGCGTATAGAGTCCCAGCTTCAAAGCTTACTAGACGAAAACTAGATGACAATGTTAAATTAAAAGAACTACAAGGTCTAGATACAACTATTGATTGGAAAAACACAGGTGATAACTCTTATGATGGTGAAAAGTTAAAATTATTAGCACATGATGAAAGTGGTAAGTGGGAAAGACCGGATAATATATTAAACAACTGGAGGGTTACAAAAACTACATTAAGACTAGGGCGTAAAATCGTAGGTAAATGTATGATGGGCTCAACTTCAAACGCGTTAGATAAAGGTGGAAATAATTTTAAAAAATTATACGAAAGTTCAGATGTTACAAAAAGAAATAGAAACGGACAAACAGCTTCTGGCCTCTATTCTCTTTTCATCCCTATGGAGTGGAACTACGAAGGATTCATGGATACTTTTGGATCACCTGTATTCGTTACGCCAAAAAATCCAAAAATCGGAATTGATGGTATCCCAATTAAAATCGGAGTCATTGAACATTGGGAAAATGAAGTAGATGGATTAAAAGATGATGCTGATAGTTTAAATGAATATTATAGACAGTTTCCTAGAACTGAAAAGCATGCATTTAGAGATGAGGTGAAATCAAGTTTATTTAATCTCACTAAGATATATGAACAAATAGATTTCAACGAAGATTTAAACAATAAAGCAAATGTTACAACAGGATCATTTCACTGGCAAGAAGGAGTTAAAGATACTAGAGTTTTTTTTAAACCCTCAAAAAATGGTAGATTCAATGTATCTTGGATACCGCCATTAAATTTACAAAACAACGTAATAAGTAAAAATGGTGGAAAATATCCCGGTAATGAACACGTTGGAGCATTTGGTTGTGACTCTTACGATATTAGTGGCACTGTTGATGGTCGCGGTTCTAAAGGAGCGCTTCATGGATTAACTAAGTTTTCAATGGAAGACGCGCCTCCTAATCACTTTTTTTTAGAATATATATCAAGACCCGATACAGCGGAAATATTTTTTGAAGATGTACTCATGGCTTGTATATTCTACGGAATGCCTTTATTGGCAGAAAATAACAAACCTAGACTTTTATATTATTTTAAAAGAAGAGGTTATAGAGGGTTTAGTATTAATAGACCTGATAAAGTTTGGAATAAATTATCTACTGCTGAAAAAGAAATCGGGGGAATACCAAATTCCAGTGAAGATATTAAACAAGCTCACGCAGCTGCAATTGAAGCTTATATAGAAGATTTTGTAGGTTTAAAAGAAACTGAATACGGTGATATGTATCATCAAAAAACGCTTGAAGATTGGGCACAATTTGACATAAATAAAAGAACAAAGCACGATGCTTCTATTAGTTCAGGTTTAGCTATAATGGCTTGTAATAAAAACAAATATAGACCAGTTTCTGAAAGAGTTACTAAAACAATAGATTTAGGATTTAAAAAATATAATAATGATGGGAAACTTTCAAAAATACTTTAATAAATGATTTACACGAACTCACAAAGTTCCTTTCCTGATCAAGTAGTATCACAAGAAGAGAAAATGTCTTTAGACTATGGCCTTCAAGTTGGAAGAGCTATAGAAGGTGAATGGTGGGCTTCTGGTGTAGGTGGCGCAAGGTATTCTAATAATTATAATATATTTCATAGAAGAAGATTGTATGCAAGGGCAGAACAATCTATACAGAAATACAAAGACGAATTATCAATAAATGGAGATTTATCTTATTTAAATTTAGATTGGACACCTGTTGCTATAATACCAAAGTTTGTGGATATTGTAGTTAACGGTATGTCAGAAAAAATTTACGATATAAAAGCATATGCTCAAGATCCAGCATCTCAACAGAAAAGAACTGCATACGCGGAAAAGTTACATAAAAACATTGTTACTCAAGAATTCATAGCAGAAGTTAAAGCTCAAATGGGTATGGATATTTCAGAGGTGAAAAACATGCAAAATCCTCCTGAAAATGAAGAAGAATTAGAAATACACATGCAATTGGATTATAAGCAATCTGTAGAAATTGCTGAAGAAGAAGTAATAAATAACACATTAGATAGAAACAAATACGAATTAACAAAGCGTAGATTGTATAAAGATTTAGTAGAAATAGGTATTGGTTGCGTAAAAACAACATGGAACAAATCTGAAGGTGTAGTTGTTGATTATGTAGATCCAGTAAATATAGTTTATTCGTATACTGATGATCCCAACTTTGAAGATATATATTATGTTGGTGAAGTTAAAAACTTAAGTTTACCAGAGCTTAAAAAACAGTTTCCAAATTTAACTGATGCTGAGTTAGAGACGATACAAAAAATGCCTGGTAATACTAATTATAGAAGAAATTATAGAGGTAATAGAGATGATGATACAGTGCAAGTTTTATTTTATGAATATAAAACATATGGAGATCAAGTTTTTAAAATTAAAAAAACAAATAATGGATTAGAAAAAGCTTTAGAAAAACCTGATACATTTGCTCCTCCTCCTAATGATGGTTTTGAAAGAGTAAGTAGATCTATAGAGGTTTTATATCATGGTGCTAAAATATTAGGACATCCTATAATGTTAGATTGGAAAGTCGCTGAAAATATGACACGACCAAAGTCTAATTTGTGCAAAGTAAATATGAATTACAGTATTTGTGCTCCATCTTTATACAAAGGCAGAATTACATCTCTTGTCGAAAGAATGATAACTTTTGCTGACATGATTCAGCTAACGCATTTAAAGTTACAACAAGTACTAGCTAGAACCGTTCCCGATGGTGTTTATTTAGATGTAGATGGATTAAATGAAGTAGATTTAGGTAATGGTACTAGTTATAATCCTAGAGAAGCTTTAAACATGTATTTTCAAACTGGTTCTATTGTAGGTAGATCAATGACTCAAGATGGTGACATGAATCCAGGTAAAATACCTATTCAAGAGATTCAAACATCAGCAGGTCAAGCTAAAATACAAAGTTTAATACAGACTTATCAATACTATCTTCAGATGATAAGAGATGTAACCGGATTAAATGAAGCTAGAGATGGAAGTAATCCAGATAAAGATTCTTTACTAGGGTTACAGAAGCTAGCCGTAGCTCAATCAAACGTTGCTACTAGGCATATATTAGATGCTGGACTATATCTTACTCTTAGAGCTTGCGAAAACATATGTTTAAGAGTTGCTGATTCTTTAGAGTTTGAATTAACTAATGAAGCTTTAGTTAATAGCGTAAGTTTGTATAATGTAGCAACTTTAGAAGAAATGAAAGAGTTACATTTATATGACTTTGGTATATTTTTAGAGTTAGAACCAGACGAAGAAGATAAACAGATTTTAGAACAAAATATAGAAATAGCTTTAAAAAGTAATCAAATAAATTTAGAAGACGCTATTGATATTAGAAATATCAATAATCTTAGATTAGCTAATCAATTACTTAAACTAAAACGTAAACAAAAAGCAAAAGAAGATCAAAAAGCACAACAACAAATGATACAAGCTCAAGCAGCGGCTAATGCGGAGTCAGCTGAAAAAGCAGCAATGTATGAAGTACAGAAAAAAGAAGCTTTTGCTCAAACTGAGTTACAATTAGAAAAAGGAAAATCTGATTTTAAAATACAACAATTACAAGCTGAAATGCAAATGCAAATGCAGTTAGCTCAGCAAAAATTTGGGTTTGATAAAGCATTAGCTGAAATAGACATGGGTATTATGCGACAAAAAGAACAAATGATTGAAGATAGAAAAGATCAACGTTCTAAACTTGAAGCAACTCAACAAAGTAAATTAATAGAACAAAGAGAATATAATCTCACCCCTACTGATTTTAGTGATCAGCCAAGTGGCCCAACATTAAATGAGCAAGTAGGTATTTAATCATATAATATTATATAATGGAAAGTAAAGAAGAAGTAAAACAAGAAGGTGAATTCAAAATGAAGAAAAAAAGAGGTAGACCTAAAAAATTAACTGCCAAAGCTGAAACACCTAAAATAGATTTTAAAAAAGAAGAAGATGCCGTTCAAACACAAGAGACAAGCACTAGCGATGTTGTTATCGAAGAAAAGAAAGACGAGACAAGTAGCGAAAAAGTGGTTGAAGAAATACGGGATGCCGAAGAAGTAAATAAAGATGACTCAGCACCTGTAATAGAAGAAATTACAAGCGAAGAAGAAGTTAAACAACCAGAAACAACTATTGAACCCGCGCCTGAATTACCGGAAGGAGTAGAAAAGCTAGTTAGCTTTATGAAAGAAACTGGTGGTAATATGAACGATTACTTAAGATTAAATGCAGATTATTCAAATATTGATGAAGATGTATTATTAAAAGAATATTATAAAAATACTAAACCACATTTAGAGACAGATGAAATTGATTTCATAATGGAAGAAAACTTTAAAGTGGACGAAGATTACGACGAAGAGCGAGAAATACGTCGAAAAAAACTCGCTAAAAAAGAAGAGATAGCAAAAGCAAGAAAGTTTTTAGACAACTTAAAAGACACATATTATGAGGAAATCAAGTTGAGGCCCACAATGAATAATGAGTTGACAAAAGCTAAAGAATTTTTTGATAGATTTTCTAAAGATAAAGAGGTAGCGCAGAAGCAGCATGAGATGTTTAAAACAAATACTAAAAATTTATTTTCTGATCAATTCAAAGGTTTTGAATTTAATTTAGGAGAGAAAAGCTTTAGATATGGAGTTTCAAACCCAATCGAAGTTGCAGAAGCACAATCTGATATTTCAAATGTAGTTAAGAAGTTCTTAAACGATAAAGGAGAAGTTGTAGATGTAAAAGGCTATCACAAAGCTATGTATGCCGCTAGAAATGCCGATACTATAGCACAACACTTTTATGAGCAAGGTAAAGCTGATGCTGTAAAAGATGTTGTTGCTAAATCTAAAAATATAAACAACGAAGCTAGAACATCAGCTCCAAACGATATATTTTTAAATGGTTTTAAATTGAAAGCAGTTAGTGGTGTAGATTCATCAAAATTAAAAATAAAAAGAAAAAAATAAAAACTAGAAATTATGGCTGGAAGTTTTATACAAAACCCCCCAAATTTAGTTCCAACACAGCAACAAACGATTTTGTCAACAAACTATTTACAGTGGACAGATCCTGCATCTGCTGGGGACTTCGCTGACTTTGCGCAGCAATATTTACCTGAGCTTTATGAGCAAGAGGTAGAAAGATACGGAAACAGGACTTTGTCTGGTTTCTTGAGAATGGTAGGTGCAGAAATGCCTATGACTTCTGATCAAGTAATTTGGTCTGAACAAAATAGACTACACATTGGATATGACAACGTGGCTATTGGCGCCGCTAATGGTACTGCTGCTCAAACGTTTACTGTAACTTTGGCACCAGGTAACCAAGTGGTTGTTAGAAAAAACCAAACTTTTGTTGTTCAAAATCCTAATGCACCATCTGAAACATTAAAAGGTTTAATTACATCAGCTCCAAACCCAGGTAATCCAGGCGTTTTAACTTTTGATGCTGTTTGTTATACTGAGCCAAACTTTGCTTCTATCCAAGTAAACCCACCAGCAGCGTATCATTTATTTGTATACGGTTCTGATTTTGCTAAAGGAACAGAAGGAATGGAAGGATCTGTAACTCCATCTTTTACTCAATTTCACAATAAGCCAATTATCATTAAAGATAAGTATGAAGTGAACGGTTCTGATACTGCTCAAATCGGTTGGGTTGAAGTTGCTACTGAAGACGGAACATCTGGATTCTTATGGTATATGAAAGCTGAGTCAGAAACTAGACTTAGATATGAAGATTACTTAGAAATGGCAATGGTTGAAGGTGAACTTGCTGCTGCTGGTTCTGGTGTCGCTACTAATGGTGGTGCTACTGCTGGATCAGGAACACAAGGTATGTTTGCTGCGCTAAATGAAAGAGGTAACGTTTATCAAGGTTTTGCTGGTGCTCCAAATGCGGGTAACGGTGCTATGGCTGATTTCGATGCTATTCTACAACAATTAGACTTACAAGGCGCTATTGAAGAAAACATGTTGTTCTTAGACAGAGCTACTGCTCTTGACTTTGATGACATGATAGCTACAATGGCTGGTAGTGCTTTTAACGCTGCTAATGCAGCTTCTTATGGTTTATTCGATAACGAAGCAGAAATGGCGTTAAACTTTGGTTTCTCTGGTTTTAGAAGAGGTTCTTATGACTTCTACAAAACTGACTGGAAATATCTAAATGATGCTACAACTCGTGGATTAGTAGATAATATTAAAGGTGTTTTAATACCTGCTGGTACTTCTACTGTTTATGACCAAATGTTAGGATCTAACATCAGACGTCCTTTCTTACACGTAAGATATAGAGCTTCTGAAACAGACGATAGAAGAATGAAATCATGGATTACTGGTTCAGTAGGTGGAGCTTATACTTCATCTCTTGATGCTATGGAAGTTCATTATCTTTCTGAAAGATGTCTATGTGTACAAGCTGCAAATAACTTTGTTTTATTTACAGCTGCGTAATTTATTAACTTTTAAAATTCATAAATTATGGCAACAATAGAAGTAAAAAGAATGGATTCACAAGGTGGTGGATCTCAATTTATTACAATAGAAAGTAATAAAACCTACACGCCAGCTATGAGAAGTGATTTCCAATATTTGGATGTGGCAGTTACAGGACCCGGAGAAGGAAACGGAACTTGGGCAATTGAATTAGCTCCTGGTGATACAACACAAGTAAAAAATGGAACTGAAGCTATTGATAAAGGAACTTTAGTTCCAGATGGTGGTGATGCACAAGTTGTACAAGTTGCACTATGGAGTGATTCTTGGGCAGAAGCTGTTGAAGATGCTTTAGCTAATGGAACCTCGCAATTAAGTCTTACGTCTTATGCTATTAGTGACGCTCAAAAAACCATTGCAGAAGATTGTTCTAAAACGCAACAAGCTGCTGGTAAAGCTCTTGAAGAAGAATACCAAAAAATACAATCGGCTTGTGACGATAGTCCTGGTTGTGTTGATTTTAGACTTCCTTGGGGTGGTTCAGTTACATTAGCAGAGTCTAAAACTGAAGGATATGATGCAAAAGCTAGCGCTGATGCTTTAGCTATAGCTAACATTTCTGAAGGAGGAGAACCTTGTTGGAGACCTGGATTAAGAACATTGTCTGAATTTAGTAGTATATCATTTTCAGGTGAATAATTAATTCTAAAACAAATAACCCCTATTAATTTAGGGGTTTTTAAAATTAAAAATAATGAAAGTAATAAAAATTAAAAATTTCGCAACTGAAAAGCTGCATACATTACCGGATAATTTTAGCACTTTTGTTGAGGGAATAGATGGTTCGCAATATGTAGCTCACATTTTTGAAATGACTGATGGAACTTTTGGAGGTATATTAGTTAATATAGGATATCAAGATCAAATAAATTTAAATGATGATTTTATTGGTTATTTAAAAGATATAGATTCTGATGCAGTTGGTTATGTAAAACAATTATGGAATCCAGAGGTTACTAATTCAATAAGTTTTTATAAGAGAGTAACTAGTAAAGTAGAAAAAGATATAGAAGCTTTTTTAAAAAGTGAAAGTAGTGTTTTTGATTATTCATTAGCTCAACCTTTTAATGATAATCCGACATTAGCTGTGCAGGTTAAAGATTTTCTTTATCAAAATGCAAAGGAATTAACATATTACCAAAGACTTAGTACTTATTTAAAATGTTGGTTTGATGCAATGGCAGGTGATTCAGATTATGAAAACGCTACTAGTCTTTGGGCTGGTAATGCTTTTTCTAATCTATATAGTTCTGAGATGTATTTAGTTGATGGCAGCAATGCGGCTTTTACAACTAGAGAGCAATTAGTTGAGTTTTTAAATGAAACTGGAAGTGCTAATGATGATAAACAATGCAATGACCTAAGGGAAAAGTTTTATAATACTGGCGAAGCTGAAAATGCTGAAGAACAATTAAAAACTATAGCTACCGAAGCTAAAGTAACTCTCGAAAGTGCTGAAGAAGAAAAAAACAACGCGACTAAAGCTTTAGATGAAGCTGAAGACGCATATGACAATGCACTTGATGCCTTGGGTGAAGCTCAAGAAGCCCAAACAAAAGCACAAGAAGCATATGATAAGTGTGCTGCAGAAGATCCTCCTTGTGAAGAGGAAAAAGAGCTAGCTGATGAGTTACAAACTGCTAATGAAGATGTTGTAGCGCGAGAAGAAGATGTAAAACAAAAAAATGCAGAGTTAAGTAAAGCTGAAGACGCTTTAGAACAAGCAACCGAGCTTTTCGAGGCGGCTACCGCGGCAGAGGCTAAAGCTCAAGCAAATTTAGCCCATCAAATTGCAGCTATAGCATGTGGTCAATGTTATGATCCTAAATGGAGATATGCTAAGTGTGAATCTGGAGCTTGTGAAAACGCACCAGAGTTTATAACTAGCACAAATATTCAAGAGGAAAACGGTAACACAGCTGTTAAATTTCAAAACTTACCTGGTGCAGAACCAGAGTGGGAATGTTGCTATACTTTTTCTGAAATTATATATGACTCTGAGCCAGCAGATAATAATCCTTTTAGCGGTATATTTACAGCTGCTGAGGGTGAAAGTCCATGTGAGTTAGCTGAATGTGGAGTGGCCGAGGAAGAAGAAGGAGGAGTAGCATAAATAAATAAACAAATAAAACAAATTATATTATATTATATTATGAAAATTAATGAAGAAAACTGGGAGGTAAAAGATAGAAACTATTACCTCTCTAATGATTATTCACCATTAACATTTACACTAGTTTCTAAACATACTAGAAGATATCCATTGTTGTACTTTGATAAAGCAAAAGGTCATCAAAGAGAATTAAGATATGCTAGTAATCAGAAATCTGTTTTTGTAGATGAACAAGAAGGTGTTAGTACTCTAGAACACATAGTATTTAAAAACGGTGTGTTAAGTGTTCCTAAAGAAAAACAAAACTTACAAAAGCTTTTGTCACTATATCATCCAGGTCGAAACGTGAGTTATAAAGAGTTAGATACTATAGCAGAAGCCAATGACGAGTTGGAAGATTTAGAACATGAATTTAAAGCCTTAAGTATGGCTAGAGAACTAGAATTAGATCATATTGAAGCTATTTTAAGGGTAGAATTAGGTTCACAAGTAAATACTATGAGTTCTAAAGAACTTAAAAGAGATGTTTTACTTTTTGCCAAAAAAAACCCATTAACATTTTTAGCTTTAGTTAATGATGATAATGTTGAATTAAGAAATTTTGCAATAAAAGCTACCGAAGCTGGCGTTATAAAACTTTCTTCTGATCAACGTACATTTGCTTGGGGAAGTAATGGTAGAAAATTAATGACAATTCCTTTTGATGAAAATCCTTATTCAGCGTTTGCTGCTTATTTAAAAACAGACGAAGGAGTAGAGGTTTACAAATCTATAGATAAAAAGTTAAACTAAGTTTTAACGTGTAATAATAGTAATTAGGCGGCTATTCGCCGCCTTTTTTCTTATAAAAAAAACTATAATGGCAATAAACGTAAATGACGTATATCAAACGGTTTTATTTATTTTAAATAAAGAACAGCGAGGATATATAACACCGGCGGAATTTAACAAAATTGCGTCACAAGTTCAATTAGAAATATTTGAAAAATATTTTGAAGATTTAAATCAACAAATGAGATTAGCACAGGGTATTCAAGATGAATATGCTGATAGAGTAGAAAGTATAGAAAGTAGAATAGCTATTTTTAAAACAACATCTCCTTTGACATATATTGATGAAGAATTTGATAATATAGGTAATCCCATATCACTTGCAGAACCTTATTTCTATATGCAAAATGTTATACATAGATTAGGTACTGTAATATATAAAAATGAACAAGAAATTCAAATGACAAACAGAGGTGAATTCTTAAACCTTAATATGTCAAAATTAACTAGGCCATCAGTAAAATATCCTTTATATATACAAGAGGAATATGCAAATCCAGTAGATGCTACCGGAACTGTCATATGCGCAGATTGCTTAAAGTTTTTAATATATCCAAGTTCTATTACTAAAGATGTTTCTGTATCTTATATAAGAAAACCAAGAGATGTTGTTTGGGCTTATGTAGAAGGTAACTTAGGACAATATATATATGATGCCGCACCTGGTGCTTCAGGTGTTTCTATACCGGTAAGTGGATCTGTTGATTTTGAATTAGATTCAGTAGAACAAACAGAAGTAGTTCTACGTATATTAATGTATTCTGGTGTAGTTATAAGAGATCCTCAAATAATTCAAGCTGCTGCACAACAAGTTCAAGCAACAGAAGTAAATCAAAAAACTTAATAAATAATGGCAAATTCTCCTAATGGTGGCGCTATAAATGAAACTAACGAACAATATTACGTTGGCGCTCAAAACAATATAGTAAGTTATACATTACAACCCGCTGGTCTTGAAATGGATTCTATGGTATATACTTTTGATGAAGTGTTAGAATTAGGTAGTGCAACTTCTTGGAATCCTAATGACTATAGTTATCACTTAAATAACTTTTACTTAGAAGTAAGTCCAGATGGTTTAGCTCCATATGAGTTATGGACAGGTGCTGGTGGTGTTGGTTCTCCTGCTGGACCAAATGGTACAGGAGGTGGTTTTAAAATATCTAAATTCTCTAATATACATTCGTATAGTACTATAACATTTGATAATGTAGATGCTATAGAAGATGGTTACTATGTGAGAGTTAAATTAAAATCTGATTTAGTAGATGGAGCCCCTAACTATGGAGATTATCAATATATATCTATATTTGATTTAGTAAATAACTTTATAGTAGGTTATGTAGGTGATGACAAGTTGATATCTAAGGTCAAAAGATCTGATGTTTTATTTTATGCTAAAAGAGGATTACAAGAGTTTTCATATGATATTTTAAACTCTGTAAAATCCATGGAATTAACAGTACCACCCAGTCTTTCTGTTATAATTCCTCAAGATTATGTAAATTATGTAGGTTTTTCTTGGATTGATAGATCGGGAATAAAACACCCATTATATCCTACAAATTTAACAACTAATCCAACACAAAGTCCGATTCAGGACACTAACATAACCAATAATCCTTTTGGTTTTAATTTTCCTAGTTCAGGTTATGGTATCCCAACACAAGATAATTTTGGAGAAAATTTAGAAGGAACATCTATGACAGAGGAAAGATGGGCAAATATACCTAAAGATGAAGTCGCCACTGTTGAACCTATATTTAATGAAGGTTTAGGCGAATCTATATATGCTCGTCGAGATGTTGCGTTATTAGGTCAAAGATATGGTTTAAATGGAGAATTAGCTAATTATAATGGTTGGTTTACCATGAACAAAAGAGAAGGAAAAATATCTTTTAGTAGTAATGTTGCAGGTAAGTTAATAATTTTTGAATATATATCTGATGGATTAGCATACGATGAAGATACTAAAGTTCCAAAGTTAGCAGAAGAAGCTTTATATATGCATATAGCTTATTCTTTACTTTCAACAAGGAGAAATATTCCTGAATACATCATAGCTAGATACAAAAAAGACAGAAGAGCACAATTAAGAAACGCAAAAATAAGACTTTCAAATTTAAAATCTCAAGAGTTTGTGCAAGTTATGCGTGGAAAATCTAAATGGATTAAATATTAAATATGCCAGAAGTTAAAAATACCTTCGTCCAGTCTAAAATGAATAAAGATTTGGACGGTAGATTACTGCCCAATGGTCAATACAGAGACGGAGAAAATGTTCAAATTAGCAAGTCAGAAGGTGATGATGTAGGTGCCTTAGAAACTGTTTTAGGAAATGATTTTTTAACTGATTTTGGCTTAAATATAGATAATCTAGATGCTATTGGATCGCTATTTGATGATACTACAAATAATGTATTTTTATTTTTAACTAACTACACGGATTCTTCTCCTGATCAATTACAAAACACATGTACAGGTATAGATGGTACCGCTTGTTTTATTGTTCAATATAACACAGTTTCTCAAACATCAAGTATTTTAGTTGAAGGTAATTTTTTAAATTTTTCTAAAAGTAGTCCTATAACAGGTGTTAATCTACTTGAAAATCTTTTATTCTGGACAGATAATAGAAATCAACCTAGAAAAATAAATATAAATCAAGCCACTCCTGGATATTATACTACAGAAGATCAAATATCAGTATCTAAATATTATCCATATAGCACTCCATTATTGTTAGACGAAGGAAGTTTTACAGGTAGTATAATAGATCCATTAATTGGTTATAAATCTACAATGAAAGATACTACATCTAAGTATTTACCTCCTCATGCTGCGGCTACAATTGAAGCGTTTCAAAATGGTGCGCTTCTATTATCAGGTGAATATTTTAATATAAAACCTACAACACCTAACCAAAGTCCACAAAATTTTACAAATGATGGTTCTAAAATATCTGGTGCTAAAGTGGGTGATAATGTAGTGGTAGATACAGTATTAGTAGGTGGTGGTGGAGCTTTTCCAATTTTACAAGGTAAAACTATTGTTACTTTTTTTGGTAGTATAGGAAGCGCTGAAGTAGGAGATATTATTTATTTTCAAAATTTAAATCCAGATTATGATCCACTATGGTCAGGTGATCCTGAATATTTAAAAGATAAGTTTGCTAGATTAAGTTATAGGTTTAAGTTTGAAGATGATGAATATTCCTTGTCAGCTCCTTTTACTCAGACTGTATTTATACCTCAACAAGATGGTTATTTTATAGGTAACGATGCATTATATCAATTTGAAGCAGGAGAAAACCCTGGAGATCCCAATATAGAATTACCTAGTCAAATTATAGGTCAAGAAAGCGACGCTTTTGATAGCACTGTTGTTAGATTTATGGAAAATAAAGTAACTGACGTGGACATGTGTATTTTAGCGCCAACAGAAGGTAATCAAAATACTCCAATGCTTTGGAAAGATGTTAGGCAGAAATTAAAGATAGTCGCTATAGATATACTTTTTAAACCAGCTGAGGTTAATAATGTTTATGTAATAGATACTTTAGAGTTAGAAGAATTTGCTACTTTAAACTCTAGTAAGTTGTATTATAATTATCAAAGTAAAAAACCATGGAAAACAATACCTACAGATCAAGTTACTAGAGTTAATGATGTTACTCCTATTAGAGCCTTAGCTCAAGAAAGTTCTGGAAATAGAATAATTTATGGTAATTATATTGACAAACACCAAAGTCCAAATAGATTAGATTACTTTATACAAGTGGCTCAAAAACCACCTTTACCTGATAGAGAAGATACTTTTCAAAGAGATACTAGTTATTGGGTACGAAAAGAGTATCAAAATCACACGTTAAAACAAAATAGAACTTATCAAGTTGGTGTAGTATTATCAGATAGATACGGACGACAATCAAATGTAATACTCTCTGATTTATTAAAAGAGTCTACAGGTGCTAAAAACTCAACTGTTTTTCACGCTTATAAAAGTTCTGAAGATTTAATAATTAGAGATAAAGTTGCAGGATATGTAGCTCCTGCACCACCACAGCAAGGTACAGGTTTACAAGAACCTGACACTTGGCCAGGTGATTTGTTAACAGTTATTTTTAATAACATAATACCTAAAGCTAAAACTATAAGTGGTTATCCAGGTGTATATTCTGAAGCTGATGGTACTTTAAATTCAGTTAGTATATCAGATAACGTTACATATCCCCCTATGGGAGCTAGTAATGAATGTACTATTACTTTACCGATTTTTGGACCAGCTAAACTTATTGTTGATCCTAACTTACCAGATGAAACGCCTAGAGCAGAGTTAACTTTTGTTTTTATAAATAATAATGGAGTTACGACCTTGCAGTCTGTTTCAGTTACAAATTCTAATGAATTTTGGACAAATGGAATGGAATGGCAAGTAGATTGGAATGACCCAAGTATACTATTAAGTCCAGCTTGTAGTTGGTTAACCAATTTAGCGCCAGGTATTGGTGGAGTAGCTACAGCTTCTGCCTCTAATCCTTTAGGTTGGTATTCCTATAAAATTGTAGTTAAACAAACAGAACAAGAATATTATAATGTTTATTTACCTAATGCTTTAGCGGGTTATCCATGTGATCAACCAGAGAATGAAACCGATACATGTATAACTGTTGGTCCTCCTTATAGTAATGATTGTCCGCAACCTTCTAAAAATTTAAAATATCCGAGTGAGCAATATAGAACAATTAGTCATGTAGTTTTATTTGGAGACAATGTTAATAAAGTACCTAGAGATTTAGATCAAGTAGGACCATTACAAGCGGATTTTTCTAGTGAAGCTGTTTTATTTCCTAGAGTTGATAGTAGAATAGAAGAAACTAACGGTGTTTCTTTTTATATGAGTTATCAAAAAGATAGTGACCCATTAGGTGATGATGTAATAAGTGTGGCTAGTATGAGTAGATCTGGACTTGGTGAAGTTTTGATTGATCCTGACTATCCTATAATTCCTAATATTTTTTACAATGGTAAAAAAGATCCTTTAATAGGTAAAATAAATACTAAAAAACAATTTGGCATGAGTACAACAGACTTAGGTGGTTGTACAGATCAAACGGAAACAGAGCCTAGAAGAAATACTGTTTATGGTTATGGACCAACTTTAACAGTAATGGAAACTAAACCCGTTGAATCTTTATTAGATATTTTTTGGGAAACTTCTACTAGTGGTTTAATTAGTGAATTAAACTACAATATAGAGTTTAACGATAACACAGCGCCAGTTGGTATAAGTTTTCCTAATATAACATTTAGCGAAGGTGATGGTGAATTTACTCCTGTATCTTCAACATTTTCAGCTATTGGGCCTACTGGTTTAAGTTTAGGAGCGTTAGTAGATATAGAATTAATAGAGGCAACCAATGCTATTGATGGAGATATAACTGAAAAATTTACATTATTACAACCTCAACCTGGAGAATTTCAATTAGCGATTGCGCCATGGGGTCCTCAAAATAATGGATTTTTACACTGGTTTGATCCCCAAAGAAATCAGTTTACTTTTCAATTTAAGTTAACTAGATTGTCTACTGGTACTAGTTCTATGGTAGAAGCTGGTGGTCAAGTATTCAATAGAGAACCTAATGAAAGATTACTAGCAACAGATGGTATTACTCCTATAACTTGGAATTCTATAAAAGATGCTATATGTGATCAAAGTAGTGATTTAGAGACTTCAACAGACAGAAGAGCAGCACAAACATTATCTTTAAAAGCAGAATTTGGTCAACAAAAAGTTGGAATTGATAGAAATCCTAGAAGAGATATACCTGGTGGAAATGATGGAGATAATAATGGAAAAGCATTTTATGGACAATATATAGCTCCTGAAAGTAGTTTTGAAAATAGAGAAGTAAACTACGGTAAAATAGCTCCAACTGATGACGAGTTTGTTTTTACTCAACAAGTTTTTCCAAGTCCTACTACTGGAACTCAATTACCTGGTATATGGACTCAGAATATAACTCAAAAAATGATTGGAACTACTGATTTTGGTTATTATGGTTTTAGTAGTATATGTGGTTTTAATAATGAAGGAGCTTGTAATGATCCTAATGGATCTTGCAATAGTCATGATGATGAGGAATATTTTGGAAAAGCTATTCCAACTGGTGTTGGATCAAATGGGATGGGACAAAAAATATACTCACCATACAATACAGCAAGAGATTTAAAAAGCAAATCGTGGGTTGATTCAGGTGTGTATCCAAGTCCAACTGATACAGAAGAGACTTATAGAAGAAGTGCTGAGTTTTTATACTTGACTGATTTAGGTATTTTTGATAATAATCCATGGACTGAAAATAAACCAACATTCTGGCAATTTCCAGGTTTGTCTCCAAATGGAGTTGATATGTTAACGTTTGATAAAAACGTGCAAGGCGTTGCTTGGGATGGTATATTTAGAGTTGCTAATGGATCTTATGGTAGTATAAAACCTCAAGAAGGTTGGGGTAGTTCTATATTACAAGGAACAGCTTTAGAAATAGAATGGTCAATACCTAGAATGTATCAAGTAAGTATGATGGTACCACCTACTGAAGACTGGCATAGTGAGGGAGGATCTTGGGCACTAGGTAATTTCTGGACACAAGACACAATGAGAGCTTTGAAAACTGTTTACTATAGTCCACTTGTTGCTTGGATTGCAATTTCAGCTGCCTTTACAGCATTTCTTACTTTTGGGTGGGTTGTAGTTGGAGGTATAGCTATTGCTGTTGGAGCAATTGCTACTGCTACTGTTATAACCGCTTTAATAAAAAACTTAAGTGGAATAAAAGGAAGATATTATGATGCTCAACCTCCAGGTGAGGTTGTGTTTGGGCTTCAAGATATAGATGCTGTTCAAACCAACAACAGTGGAGCACAAAAAAGAAATGAATTACTTGATTACATGCCTAAAGGTCCTATTTATTTTCATGCAAACAGTGATAATAGTGGTAGAAACTTTAGATCTGGAGGTGGTGAAAATATAGTAGGAGAAAAAAATAATGTTTATACTAGTACAAATAACAATCAAACACTTTCTTATCCTCACCATTATTGGCCTGATTTAAACGCTAGGTTACAAGGTAGTACTGATTATCAAGATTTTAGAGAAGATCCTACTGTTGCAAATGCTCCTGATTTTATGAAGTTGCAAGATGGTGGTAATACTTTTTATCAATGGAGAAGAGCTTCTGTAGTAGATGATGGTAATTGGCAAGAAAAAAGATCATATAACGTAGCTTGTTTTCCAGCTTACATGAAAGCTTGGAAAATGATATCACAATGGAAAATGTCTAGTGATGGTAAAAATGCTAATAACTTGGTTGCTGCAGGTGTGGCTAATTATGCTTTCCACATGACAGGTTTGAATTCTAGTAGAAAAGGAAATCCTAATACAGATATTAAATTCTTTTTAAAGCCACTTAATCCAACTGGAGTTGTTGGACAAGATATAACTAGCAATGCGGAACTTTACGCTGGAAATCCAGATAAACCTTCACAAGAATGGAATCCAAATAATGAAAGTGGAACCCCAAGAGCAGCTTTTACAGGAAACGGTATGCCTGGTGGTAGATACGTGGTAACTGTAAGAGCCACTGATGTTAGTGTTGGTGGAGATAAAAAAGGAGAATTTGTAGAATGGGATGTACCTATATATTTACCTTGGTGGGCAACTAGAGCTAATACACCTGTAAGACCACAAAATGATAGTGTTTCTAATGGAGAAGATTGGAATACTACATCTAATAAATTTTATTCAGACAACACTAGTAGTAGCGTGTAAAAACAACTAAAAAAAAGTGATTATAAATTATGGCTTATCAATTATTAGTAAAATATTTTAACTCTTTTTGGTTAAAGAAGGTAACTGGTGATAGTACAAGATTAATACAAGAAGCATGGGAAACTGATTATCCTGATGAACTTTTTGCATTTAACTCAACTGTTACAACTGGCACATTAGCTGGTAATAACGGTGAATATAGCCAAGATGGTTTATTGTCAGCTAGATATATAATACCCACATGGCCTGGTATTCCTTGGGGTTGGACTCTTGGTAAACCTAATATAACAAATCCAAACATTGAAAATGTATACCCTTGTTTTCCTTGGGGAGGTAGAGATTGGAATGCGGGAACAGTTGGAACAATACCTCCTTGTGAGGGTGGAAGTTTGATTAATACCGTATTGGGAAGAGAAGAAGGTGACGTAGATAACTGGGCTATTGAAGAAGCTAGAATAAGAGGTGGTTATAATAATACTACTTTAGATTTTGGAGTTAAAGCTTATTTAGTAGAAGATGACAATGATCAAGAGCATCGTTTTAGTGATTTAATATATTCAGGTGTATTTAATTCTGCTACTGGTGTTAATAATACTAACGTCTTTTCCACCGCTACTAATATAACAAAATCAGTTGATCCTGCAAACGGTAGTATTCAAAGGTTGTATGCTTATGATACTAATTTAACTATATTCCAAGAAAATAAAGTAAGTAAAGCTTTAATAGATAAAGACGCTATATATTCTGCCGAAGGAGCGGGTACTCCAGTAAGTTCTACACAATTAGTAATTGGTCAAGTTGTTCCTTATGTAGGAGAGTTTGGTATTAGCAAAAATCCTGAGTCTTGGGCACAATATGGTTTTAGACAGTATTTTGCTGATAGATTTAGAGGATCTATAATGAGATTATCTAGGGATGGTTTAACTGAGATATCAGCTTATGGATTAACTGATTATTTTAGAGATGAATTGTCTACTGTTAAAGATATATCAACAGCAAAAGTATTAACATTTCCTTTTATAAGTCAAAAGCCACCATCTACGTTTATAGTTAGCTTTCAAGTAGAAAATATAGAAGGTTGTGACTGTGAGCAAATACCAATTGGGTCATTAATAAGAGTCAATGGAAATAGTTTAAATGATTTATATGTAGCTGATGTCACTTATGCAGCTAACACGGATAGATGTACTATTAGTTTATCTCGTCAATGGAGACCAATAGATTTTGGTTTAAATAACTGGCCAATTGAAATATCTTTTCAATGGTATGTTAAAGATAGAATACAAGGTGGTTTTGATACTCATAACAAAAACTATGTAGTGTCTATACAAAAAGAATCTATTGTTGATCCTTGTTACGAAGAACCATTAAAAAGAGATATTATTTGGACTAGTAATCAATATAATGATACTTATGATACATTAAATTTTGATGAAAGCATAAACGGTTGGGTTAGTTTTTATAGTTATAGACCTACTTTGATGGATAGTTTGAAAAATAATTATTATTCTGTTAAAGATGGTAAATTATATAAACATTACGCAGATATTCCTAATAATTTTGGAGTGTTTTACGGTGAACAGTTTAGATCTACTATAGAGTTTATATTTAATCCTAAGCCATCTATTCAAAAGAACTTTCAAACAGTTAATTATGAAGGTAGTAACGGTTGGGGAGTGGATTGGTTTGTTTCCGATCCCACAGAGCAAATAGTAAATCCTTTTGCAGGTAATTTTTGGCCACATGAAGATATGACTAATCCAGTATTGAGTCTAGAAGAAGGAAAATATATAAATCCTTTAACTCAATATACTGATCATGCTGGTTTTTATAGAAAAGAAAATAGATATGTAAGTAATCTTATTAACTCATCTTCTCAAATACCAGGTCAAGTAATTGAAGGTAAAGGTATGAGTGGTATAAAAGGTTTTTATGCAACAGTAAGATTGGCCACTGATCAAGAAACAGATGTCGGTGGACTTAAAGAATTATACGCGGTATCATCTAAATGGGTGGTATCCTCTCAATAATATTATATGAAATTAAATTTAAGAAGATTAAACAAGAGTGAAGATTTAGAAACAATAGAAAAGTGGTGGGAAGCTTGGCCGGAATGGGTATCACCAGGTGAAGAGTTTTTACCTGATACAGGTGTTGTAGTAACCGCTAATGATAAGTTGATAATGGCTGCGTTTATTTATTTAACAAACGCTAAAGTAGCTTTATTGGAGTGGGTTATATCAGATCCAGACTATAGAGAGGAAAATAGAAAACAAGCTCTAGAATTATTAATAACTGGAGGTGAAGAAATAGTTAAATCTTTAGGTTATAAATTTACTTTTTCAATGTGTAAAAGTAAAAATCTTGGAGAAACATATAAAAAATTAGGATGGCACAAAGATGAAGAGCCGTCTTTCGAATTTGTTAAAATTTTAAATTAAAGATTATGGCAGTAATG